TTAGCCTGTAATGAGCCATGGAGAGCAATAGTAATCCCTGCGGAAAAGCTCTCCGCTAGTTGGAAAGGTTTGCGGCATGTTTCCATAGGTAATATTCGTCGCTCGATAACCACCGAACACTGTGTGAGGGTTCGGTCGCTCGGCAAGGTTTTGTAGAAAGGTTTCTCCATTAAAACGCATTAACGGAATCGCACTCATTTGATGCAAACCATTCCAATAAGCATCGGCTCCATCATGGCGTGCGATCCAATAAAGTCCCGGTTGTAGTTCGACCTGAAGGTCAGCGTAACCCCAGCCTCCGTCAGCAGCAATGGTCATTTCAGGGCTTTGAAAGATGAGATTACTCGGTCTGCCTGTGCCATCGTCAGCGTAAATGCCCACTTTCGCTCTTACGGTACCATTTCCGTTTCTTAGACATAACCCAGCCCGTACGAAGGTTGTTTTACGAGTGATCGGAAAGGGAAACGCATCGATTGTATTTCCGTAGACGAGAATACCGAAAGCCGGTCTATGGCTTTCCGTATGATAACCACTTTCAATAATCGGATTGTAATCGCGACGGTAATGGGACAAATACGTTCCAGCAACAGGATAAAACGGCTCCACTCCTCCGACTCTTATAACCGCTTCTTCTGTTCCGCTACCAGGGCCCTGCATGTTTTCTTTTATCTGTTCAATCTCTTGGGCATGTTGGGCAATATCATCCAAAATATTTGCCTCTCCAATAATATGAGTAAAATCGGCGGTTACTTCTGCGTCCGTATGCTGCTGAGCCACAAATACGACTGCTCCGTATGCTGGATAAAGCTCATATTCCCCTGGATCAACCACGGTCCCATCTCGGTAAATGACAGGCTCCGGTTGAGTAGTCCAATTCCGTATATCTGCTTCATAAATTCGAAAACGCAAGGTCGAATCTTCTTGATCCGTTACAGGCAGCAGAGGATGGTTCTCCTTCACATCCGTTTTCATCCCTAGAACGTCCTGAATTTTATTAACATCGTGCTGTACCCCTGATAGATGAGCCGATAAAATACTTTCACTTGCTAAATCACGGTAAGGTGTTTTCGCCACTTTCATCGTCCTCCTTTTTATCCTTCAAGCTCAAAGTAAGTCCTGTTCCTCTCTCCTTTAACGGTCATCACGTCCAGGCAAATAAGTGAATACCCTCGGATCTTCCTGCCCGACCGTCCACATTGCGACTCCTTTACATCCATAATCCTCAATCATTTTTAACGTTGTCATAAAGCCTTCTAAATCGCTATTCCAAGCAATAGAATAACCCTCAGAATCTCCCACATAAAAGCTTCTTAGCCAAACGCCAGCATCCGCTAACCGAATTTTTACCTTCTTCTCCCCTATCCAAGACGGAATCGTGGCAATGGGCAAGTTTTCATAGTCGTTGCTAATGCTAATGCCTAACCCTTGATCAGGATTAAATCCGGAATACACCAAATAACCCAATTCATCATAGGAATAGGGTCTCGATTCTTCTAATGCAATTGGTTGTTCTTGACTATCAACAATGACTTGTACTTTTTCCATCGGTTCATAGCGATCATTTGTTGCCACATGAAGGCGATGGCAGCGGATGCGACAACCGGAGGCATAAATGCCATGAGCACCTCTATCCATCCGATTGGTCGATTGATCCGTATAATCAATGACCGTATTGCTTCCGATGAGACAGAGAATTCTACCGTTATGGACTCTCACTCTATACGTATAGCGGCTGCCAACTTGTAAAGTCCCAATTGGGGCTGTTGCAAGGGTTTGACTTTGTCCGTTGCTCTGGTAGACGAGTCGGTATTGTCGAGATTGAAAATCAGCAAGGAACAAATACCCATTCCCTGTTTGACCTTTTCCTTTGGCATAAAAACGGATGCCAACCTGACCTGAATCGAGAGCCGTTGCATCCGCTTCTATATGAGGGTTAAATTGAAACTCCTTATGAAGTAATAGCTGGGCTGACTGACCTCGCGCATCGGCAAAGCAATAGTTTTCGGCGAATGGTTCCCAATTTCCATTTGAATAACCGACAAGTTCCGCTGTTCCGACACACTGACGATTTTCATATTGATTTCCTGATGGCGTAACCATGCGAGCCCTTTGGTAGTACGGTGTCTCCACTAAATTTTTCACTTCTTTTTCACCGTTTGCATTCAATCGAGCGTGAGGGCCGAATAAATCTTCCCACACAATGGCCGGTCTAGGTGGTCTTCGTAAAAGTTCACCTGTTAAAGTGACGTGCTGGGGAAAAGACGCTTCCTCTTTTGTAACGATTCCATTTTCAATTGTCCCCCTTTTGTATGGGGCTTGGAGATTGACGTCATATTCAACGTAACCGCCCGTCATTCCATGTTCAAAATGATCACAGATAACAAAGCCCATAATCGCCGCCGAGTCTTCTGTCACGCCCACCTGAATCGTATTGGATATCTGTAGATCCCATTCACCACAATCGTAAAAATGACGATCTGGATTCACATAAAAAGGATACCAGTCCGGCACATCATCCCCTATCGTATACATGTGCCCGTTGATCGTTAGTGGGATCTTGCCATTCAAATAAGGGAAATAAACAACAGCAATGAGCCGATATTTCCCCGGCTGATTTAAGTGAAATGAATACGTAACATTTCCTTCCTCTTCATCCAATTCACATCGCTCAAGGTCATGGTTCGGGCGATATGTTGCCCGGTGGGTGTTATAAGCTGTAAACGTTTGTGAAAAACCGTCCGGAGTCCATCGCGTCGGAGTTGTATAGTTCCCCCGTGCGGTCCCGTTATGAACAATTGCTTCAATCCCTGAAAACTTTGATCTTTGGTGTTTAGAAAAGCTCGTAATGTAGCGCTGCCCTTGATAGGTAGAGCGAAAGATAACGGATTGATTGTTGTAGGCTCCTTGTAACTTTCCGTAATCGACACGAAATCGGTCATAACAATGGAGAAACGTCCGTTGATAACCTGATTCATCGTCGTGGAAACCACAATAAGGAATATAGGACTGATCTACCCACGTAAACGCTCCTGTATCTGCTGGCCGCCCGATGTTATGTTTAAAAATCCCATTTTGCCACATGAGTAATTGCCAGTAGCGAACCGCCGTACCTGAACGTTTCGCCTCTAATGGCCAGCGCCGTCCATAGGCAGCATTGCCAATCCAAACGTTCTCATTTCGAAAAACATTATTCACATGGGCGAGCACTTGCTGAAGCCACCAAACGGGCGTTGACGGCCCAGGTGCCGAATTGTTATGAGCAAAATCATACGACATAATTTGCCACTCATCACAAATGTCGTTCCCGTTCTTATCCCGTCCAGTAGCTAGCGTTCGATAATCTGTCCACTGATACCAATAGGGATTAAAATCACCTGTCATCGCATGGAGATTGACTCTTAGTTTTAAGCCTAGCGGAATGGCGATTTCATTTTTAACTCTTGCTAAAAAGTCGCGATACTTCTCCGCCTCTCGAAACTCTCGTGGCCGTGAGCTTGATTTTTCAAAATCAATTTCCAGCCCTTTAATCCGATTCGGAAACCGCTCGATATACTGCTCTGTAATGAGGCGAAATTGGTGAATAAAGGTTGTTTGTGACGACTCATTGTCTAACATTGACTCTACTGGTGCCCCCATGCAAACAGCTTGTAAAAACCATTCAATCGAAGGATAGGAATCGAGCAAGTAGCGCAGGCTATCACGTATCCAATATTGAACCTGGCCTTCATCATTAAGCACGGTAAAAGTCGTACCAGCTTTGTAGCTATAAATGGTTCCATCACTCCGAACGCCGAAGTCATGGAGACCAAACGAAGATATTTTTTGATGGTGTTTCAAAAACGCAATCCAAAAGTTTTTCTGATCTCCGCCCCAGTTTAGGAAAGCATTCGGATTATCCACTCTCCAGACGCCTGGCTCTGTCTCCACAGCATACTGCTGGAATTGAGCATTGCTCGGTTCATTTAGACTCCATGACATAAACTGCATGCTTGTCATAGCTTCGACCTCCCGTTCTCCCAATGGGCGAATTCAGCTACTCCCCAGTAACCAACTCCTGTATCTCTTAAAATTTGTCGCTGTTCAATATCGCCCCATTCCGTTTCAACCGTCTCCTCTACTAGATTGTAAAATTCGATACGAATTCTTCCTGAGCCAGCAGGAAGCCCCATCATTCGTTGCTGTCCCATTTTCAATTCAGCGCTACCGATGGGGAGGGTACGACTTCTTCTATTGGCGGCTCTGCCATTTAAGGTGGCTATATTTCTGGAGGCATGCAGTTTAATCTCACTTCCACCTTCGCCCCCTTCAAAATAAAACTCTTTCGAATACCTAAGATTCAAAGGGTGATCTCTTATGTCAGGATAAGGTTGTAACGATTCATCCAAAAGACTGCCTTGGTTCGTAGAGATCCGCAACAAATCAAATGAATTTTTCGTATAAAGTGTTAAGTCTAGGGGGGTTGTTACGTTTGGTCGGTCAAATCGATTTTCTTCCACATTCGGAAAAGCTAACGCTTCATGGCCCCGACCAACGATGTTATAGAAACGATTTCTTATCCCTTCAAATACGCGGGGTTGGTCACCACGAATCTCAATTGGCTCGCTCACACCTTCCGTTGAGTCATGTTCATCCAATGTACTACTCTTCCTACGTAACCACTCGCCTGTATAGGGAACCGTACCTGTTACAAATTTTCCTGCTTGCAGTTGGAGATCTGTGATGTTGATTTGTCCTCGAAAGTTCTCTGCGAGTAGCTTGAACTCAATCGCACGCACTCGTTTTTCTGCATTTGTTTTCACGTCTTGGGTCAGAAATCTCGCCCATTGGTCTTTACTGTACATATGCTCATTCATTCGACCAATGCTGCTCACTTGGATGCCCTGTCCAATTCGTGCTCAGCCTTCCTCCTTGAAGCATCACATCAGTCAAATGGACTTCTCCTGAAAATTTTTCGGCAATGATCCGGACTTCTATCTCTGACACCGTTTTTGACGAATCGGCTTGAATGACCCCATAACGCTCTGAAAACATGTTTCCTCCTCCTTACGTTAACGAAATAAACGTTGGTTCATCTTCTGTTCCGTCATCATAGCGAACAATGATCTCAAGGCCGACCCGACCGCCGTCATTCGTCTGAAATTCTTTCGTTGCACTCCGAAACGAAATCGCATAATGATCTCGATGAGCTGGATAAACAGTCTGACTTAACACCTTTCTTCCAGTCGTTCCGGTTGCCTTGAACGAAGCATTGCCGCTGTAACCATTCACAGCATCAATTTCCCAGCCTGAATTTGTCCAATAATGGAACCCATCGTCTGCACGGCTATTTAAAATATGATTAAAAACAGATAGCTCCAACATATCGGATGAGTCAACCGTGTCCTCTGACTGTAAAAATCCAGTACCTTCTTGAATCCCTGTTAATAGATCGGATAACGTTGGCTGCTTGGATTCAAGCATTATTTCCGTATTCCACGGTTCAGCGACATTGTATTGCCATGCCATAATTCTCGTAGCAATATCAATGCCGAGTTCTTTATCATATACCCTGACTTCATCTCCAAGAAAAAATTGCTCATGACTCATTCCAGCCATCTCCGAGAGATCAGCTGCTTTAATATGATAGGATGTCCGCGGCTGACTTAAGACTTTCAACGCTTCCTCTGCCATTTCCCGCAGATGAAACGGATTCGTAAATCGGTCGTCTTTTAATATTCTCACCCTCAGCTTATCCGTAAACTCGTAAGACGGATCGTCTCGAATGTCCAAGTATGGAACCCCGTCATTTATATCCTCAATCGACAGGTTCTCTTTTCCGTACGGATAAATGCGGGTGATGAGATCTTCCGTATCATAGATCGCTTCAATGGAGTGAATGTTTTTCTCATACACAATAGCAGCTCCTGATTGTCTGCCAACAGGAGCGAGAAAGTCAACGGTCATTGCTTCTGAATTAAAGTGAAGCTCCCCCCCATACACTTCTGGCAACTGACTTAATGCGGCCAACCTGTTCGTCACTCCCGGTTCCACTGAGACGTTCCTCACATTCATTAATTCAACTCGACCGACACTCCAATCCGTCCCCCGTAAAATATCGGCCATGACGATTGCTGGGGCTCGGCCTTCCCACTCCGAAATGTCCATCGGCTCCGCGAACTGCAAATCATACCAGAGGGCTTCCGCGTACACTTCTGTTATTGGCACCCCTTGACTCCCTCGACTATGGGTAATCTTACGAATAATGTAATAGTCATCAATAATTTGAATCAGGTGTTCATTTTGAATAAATTGATTTTTCTCATCAGAAAATGGAATGTTAAACGTCACTGTGTCAATGCCATTAATCTCCTGTTCCAGTATAATGTCATTCGCATGATCTAAAACAGCTAGCCGTTCACGTTCCTGTGTCAAAACGACTGGCCTTGCTCCCGCTAATCGTTCAAAAACAGCCCTTCTACGAGGAGAAGAACGACTGTTGTAGGCGATGCGGCCTAGCTGATTAAACGTTACTCGTCTTAGCTGGTTATATGAGTACATGCCCCTTTCAACCTCCCACAATCAAAATTCTCATTCCTTCACTAGTGTCTTCTTGCGAAGAGCTGTTTTCGAGCTTACCAAGATCAAATAAGAACGCTCTTCAGCAAAGAGCGTTCTTATCATCCTTTGACATACCTCAAAGCCAGCGACTTCGGGACATCATCTGTACTTCATGGACATCAGCCTCTCCGGTGGCACGGATCGCCATGTGATTGACGCCTGTTTTCAACACTGGAAAATCCATTCGGTCAAGCTCATTGATCGCTGACACTTGCGAACCATCTGGCTTTTGAATATAAGCCGTAAGATAGTGACTATCCAACGTTAAAATGTCACCACGTGAGAGCAGTCCGTTAAAGGTTAGTCGCGTATCATCGGTTTCAATAGTTACTTCTCCTGTTGACCCGATTTCTCCCCTGATTTCAATAAGGGGGAACGATTCTGTTGTTCCCTTTTCCCGTGAAAAGTCATAACTTCCGGCTCCTGAAAATGTGAAGACTTCATCTTCAATCGCATAAAAATAAGGATCTGGGCAGTAAAAGCTCAACTCCCCTTGCCCCATCATCACAAGCTCTTCAAGATCTGATTCATCTGTCATTAAGGCACGAACAAATTTGTCTGGCTCATCTTTAAAAATGAGTGGTTTCGGCTCGCTTTTATTCAAGTGCCCCGCAAGCTCCCTGATTCGGTTCCGATACCCATCCACTGTTTGGTCTCGAATCGTTACAGAGACGACTAACGTCACAGCTCCATGCTGCTTTCGGAAAAAGAAATCTCCATGTCTGCCATAGATGGACATCGTGCTTAGTTCTTGGGGTGGAAGAAGTGGCCGCTTAATTGAGTTGACGGTCAAGTAAGGCGAAAAATCAAATCCATCGTAAATAAACATTTAACGACCTCCTCTTGCTCTTACCGTTGAAATTCTCCGCTTCCCAAGTTCCGTATCCATATAAGGGGCTGTTACTCTCGCGACTTCTTTCCCTTCAAGATGTACCGGAACTTCAATGATTACTTTTTCTGATCCAGCACCTGCTAGCATCCCATGATTGCCATTAAGTCCAAGTGCATCCAAACTTTTTATGAGGCGCATCAAAAGCGGACTGGAACCAACTTGGCCGATCCCAACGTCCGGAACGTGTAATGCTCTCGTCAAAGATGATTGGATTTCTGGAAGATCACCATCAATCGAATCACGAATCGGTCCTCCGAAGTTCAACCGATGAATGTCTTGCAATGGTCCTTCCTTCGCTGGAGAAAACGGAAGAAAGTTTCGAATTTTACTCGTAACACTTGAAATGGCTCCTGTAACTGCACCAATGGCGCTTCGAATCCCATCAGCAATACTTGTCACGATGTTGCGCCCAGCTTCACGAAAACGAGAAAAGAAGCCCATTACAACTTGAACAGCTGCATTAATACCGTTTTGAATCGTTGTCCTTATACTGTTCATGATAGTTCCTACGGTACTTCGAATCGAGTTAAAAATGTTCGTAAAGAAGTTCCTAATCGCATTTAACCCTGTACTGAAAATACCGCGTACGTTCGACCACATCGTTTTTAATGGGCCGATGAAACGGCCGATAAACACTTTGAGAATCCCTAACACTCTGCCGACAAGCCATAGCTGAATGAGATTCCAAATGAATTGTAGAGCCCCCATGAACATTTGTTTTAGCCCTTCCCACATTAATGAAAAGTCTCCTGTAAAAAGACCCGTAAAGGTTTTGATCAACCCCATAATGAACGATAAAGCACCGTCAATCACGCCTTTAATGTTGTTCCAAACCCCTATGATTAATTCACGTACAAATGGCCACACAAACTGCATAATCGCCAAAATCATATCCATAATTGGCTGAATGACAGCCCAAATCGCGTTGAAAACATTTGAAACCGCCTGTTTGATCGCATCCCCATGCTCGTTCCAAAATTGCTTAATCATCTCGAGCTTTTCTGAAATAAAGGAGACGACTTCATTTAACACGGTCGTTATGACCCGTTGAATTGTTTCCCACACTGTTAAAACCGTGTCTCTAAACCCCTCATTCGTCTTCCATAGGTGCATTAAACCTGCCGCAATTCCCGCTACCACGGCAATAATGATCCCTGCGATTGCAATGAATTTTATTAGCCCTATCGTGAGAGGAGCAATTGGACTCTTTAATGATTCAAATATCCCTCTGAATATTTCCACGGATTGACCTAATAAGGCAAACGAAACAATAAGTGTCCCAATAGTTCCAACCATTCCTAGAAACACGGTACCGAATTGCCCGTTCGCTAAGTTTTCATTTATCTCTTGAATGTGCGTCTTAATGTTACCCAGATTGCTTGCCAAGTCCTGAAACACTTTTCCGTCTTTTTGGATTTTCTCGAAGTCTAACGTAATCCCAGGCGACGAGCCAATTGTTATTGCCAT